GAAGGCTGAGTCCTCTCCCAGGAGAACACCCGCAAAATTTGGCGACCCGTAGGGGAATCGAACCCCTATCCCCTGATAGACAGTCAAGGATAATAACCACTATAAGAACGGGCCAAAAACTTGGTGCCTTGTGAAGGAATCGAACCTCCGTCTGATCCTTGTAAGGGACCGGCCCTACCATTAGACGAACAAGGCGAAATAGTAACCTTCCTGGTGCGCTTCTATGAGAGGCGTGGAAGGTTTGTTAAATTTTGGCAGGGGATACAAGAATCGAACTTGTACTACTTGAGTCAAAGTCAAGTGTGCTACCACTACACAAATCCCCAACAAAACTGGCTACCCTGCACGGGCTCGAACCGCGACCAAGAGTTTTGGAGACTCGTATGCTGCCATTACACTACAGGGTAACTACCATATAGGAACACACTCCCCGGCTGAACCTAGGACACCGTTTGTGCATTAGGAATGTGTTTTTATATGGTACACCGTACGGGAATCGAACCCGTCTTTCCGCCTTGAAAGGGCAGCGTCCTTAACCGATAGACGAACGGTGCATTATGGTGCCAAATTGTTAATGAGCGTTTGTTTCAACAACAGAAGTACATTGTAACACAGATCCAACATAAAGTCAACAGTTTTGTAACCCGTTGATATAAAACAAAAAACCCCAAGTCTTTCGATCTTGGGGTTCTTGTTTAACTGCTATTTACTCTTACTTCTACAAGAACCCCTCCGAACTCCAATCATTTCCAAGGCATACACGGAAAGCTGGCTCATAGGCTGTGCCATTTTTCTGTGTTGACGGAATTAAGGATATTCTTTGCATTATGGTTCCTGTTAAATTTTGTACTGCTTTAGTATATATCTATCTTTTTCAGATTTTCAATGGATGACAAGAAATATTTTTTGATGCATCAAGGAATCTTAAGTATAAGCCAATATCGTTTGCGTAAGCCTCTTTCTCCCAAGGTTGCTTTCGATACTCAGTGTCCTCGTTTATTTCCTTACCTTTCCAGTATGTAAGACACTGGGACAATTCACCTTTTGCAAATTGCTTGACATGGATCATTTCGTGAGCAAGGGTGGCAATTGGATCTTCACCGTATGGACTTATTGTCAAAACAAAATTACGAGGTACTCCTTGCTTGTTATGCTGTGTAGCATGACACATACCATAACAATCTTTCATTCTCTTCATTTTGATAGTAAGTGTAATGTTACGAGTGAGGTTTCTGTGCATCAGTTTGCTAGCATAGTATGTTACAGCTTCGTCTATCAGAACTTTCAATCTTTTGTTTCTACAGTTCTTGATACGTATATTCATGCTCCTCCTATTCGCCTGGTGTTTCTTCCTTCTCTTCTGGTACACTATTCAACAAATCGAGCAGCTGTTCAGGAATAAACAATATATCTACTACCCATGCCAAAAGGTGTGTGCTTGTAGACATGACAACAGCTATAGGTACCAATACACACAAACCAAAAAAGTTGAACAATAATTTTGTCAATTAAAATCCTCGAACATCTGCTTCTTGTCAAACTTCATCTTACTACCTGAAGGAGTAGAATCAAAAGCAGGACCGTCTACTAGGTTGTATTGAGAAGATTGTTCAGTATTAAACAGTCTCATCTTAGCCCTATCAATACCTACAATAAATCTTCGGTTCTTGTTTGGATCACTATACCGACTCTTCAACTGCTTGACCATAATCTGATTCATGTCTGATAGCTCTTCAGTAGAAATTAGAGCAAACATCAAATCAGCTGTTGCTGGCAAGCCAAAACTTTCACTTGTATCTTCAAGACCGACATCAGAACTTGTAAATCCAGATCGTGTAGTCTGTGTAGCTGAAACAATAGGAACATTGCACTCCACAGCCAGACCTCTCAACTCTTCTGCAATAGATTTAATGTAGGTATACGAATTGACCGAACCACTAAACTTCAAGCGTGAGGACATGCAAATATTTAGGTAGTCAATGTAAATGATATCCGGATGGAACTTCTTTTTCGTCTTTAACTCGTTGATTAGGTGTCTAAAATTATTTGCCCCAGCAGAAGCTGTTGGGTATTCCTTAATGATTAGCTTGCCTTTGGCCTTTTCTTTCACCCTGGACATCTTTAGGTCATAAGATTCTTTTGGAAGCATTGCCAATTCGTCTACAGCAACATTCAACAAGTTAGCATCAATTCGTTCTGCAATTCGTTCTTCGGCCATTTCCAAAGTGATATACAAAACATTCTTACCAATCATTAGGTTACTTGCAGCACAATGACACATGAACAAAGACTTACCGACACCAGTTCCAGCCAAAGCAATGTTTAAAGTCTTCTTTGTTAAACCACCTTTTGTGATCAAGTTAAAGAACTCAAGATCAAAAGGAATTCTTTCTTCTACTTTATGGTAGCTCTTGTATCGAGCCTCACTATCGTCCAAGAAGTCGTGACCAATATGATCATCAAAAGTAACTGCTAGTGCATCAGTCAAAAGCTGTGGAATAGCACCTTTATCATTCTTCTGGTCCTTACCATCCAGGATCTGAATTGAACCGTGTATAGCATTGTATATTGCTTTATCTTGACAGAATTTCTCTGTCTGATCAACCAGCCAATCCAAATCTTTGGTTGGCTCAAAAGACCAACCGTTGATCGTTTCTTTTAGACTCTTGCACGAATCATCACTAATACCTTTCAACAAATCACATTCAATCAACAAAGCCTCACGAGAAGGAACATTGTTGTAGCTGGTGATGAAGTTAGTGATCAAACCAAACAGGTTCTTGTCCATCTGATCACTAAAGTATTCCTTCTTCATAAAAGGAATTACTTTCCTTACATACTGTTCATTCGATGCAAGGTTCTCAAGTATTAAATTATCAATCATTCTACAGTAACTTCCTCTTCATCATGTTCGCTATCATATTGACCATACTTAAACTCTTTTGCAACAGCTTGTTCTATTTGCTGCAATACTTCCTCGGTGTAGTATAGTTCTGGATGAGTGTTGATCTCTTTACCGAACACCTTCTTGCCATCTGGGAGTTCGTAACGCGTCGAGACCTTTTTAAACACCCCGTACTTTTCTGCAATGTCCAATAGACCATAGTAACGATCTAGACCTTTGGAGTAAGTAAGTAGCACACCTGCTTGCTGGTTTTCTTTTGATAGTCTTGACTTGAACATCTTGACTTTGATGACGTTGCCAACGACATCATCACCATCTTTTTCTTTCTTTTTTGAGAGCATTGCAATAGTGCTGGCAGCGTACTTGAGTCCTGTTCCCCCACCAATTTCTTTTGTCGGTACATATGATCCCACCATTTCATAGACATGGTTAGTAACAAGCAAAGGAATCTTTACCTTTGCCAACTTGAGGGTCAATACTCGGAAAGCAGCTTTGATCATCTGTGCTTTCGTCATATCACGTGTTTCTTTCCCCTCCAAGGAATCTTCCATCTCCTTTGTAGTCGATAGAAGCCCAAGACTGTCAAGAACAAACATCATCTTAGGACGTTTGTCTTCTGGTTGTTTCTCATATGCTTCGATCATGCGCAATGCATGGTTCTTAAATTTCTGAATCGTGTCTGGTTCTGATACAATAACTCGTTGCGTATCAATACCACGTTCTTCCATCATCGATTTCGTTACAGCTGCTTCTGTGTCATAGTACACAACACAATTTGTATCGTTTTGTTCCAAGAAGTTCTTTACAACACCTAGAACGAAGAATGTTTTACCTGTTGCAGATTCTCCTGCAAAAGCTGTTACCTTGTTATCAGGAACACCACCATAAATTGATCCTGACAAAACAGCATTCAACATATAACTACCAGTATCAATAAATCCACCAAACTCTGCACTACCAAGACCATCTGCTACAATCGATGTGTCTTCATCTTTAATCTGTTCAACCAACTGTCTCAAAAAACTCATACATTCTCCTTACATTTTGTGAACGGAACTTTCATTAATCTCTATTGTACCTCTTTTTCTTTTACTTTTCAACTCTTTTAATTTTGATGTCCAATGTTCTTGGATTTTCTCTTCGTCTTCTTTTGATCTCATACCATGACTAGCTGCTAACAACAAAGCAAGAGCAAGAGGATCAAACACCATCACAATAAGAATGATTACAAACCTAACAGCTGAACCAAGAGTGTGTTCATCTGTCTTTCCATATACCAACTCGGCAACATACTTTAATGGACCTACTTCAGCATTGAGCTTGTTTTCCTCTTGTAGTAAAGGTAACTTATCATTAGTCAGCTGAACAATCTTGTCTTGCGTTACTTGTATGTCCTTTTCAAATCTTCTAATAGGACCATTGTATTTGCTAGCCTGGTCAAGCAAAGTTGCAAGTCTTTGTTTCTCTATTGATATCTGTTGATTGATAGTTTCAAGCTGAACAGTCGTTGCTCCAGCTGTCGTTGTAAGATCGGTATGAGCTTTTGATAGGAAACCAAAAGTACCTAACGATGTGATAAGAGACAAAACAATAATTGCACAAACCAAATACCACTTGATAATCACAGGAGCAGTTTTCCAATTCTGTTGCAACCAAGAAGTACCAACAACCTTTGCTGCTTCAATACTTGTACCCATTACAACTACTGGCCAAAATGCAGCTGCAAAGATTGTGGTCAATCCAATAACAGAATAGTAGGCCGCTACCCCTGAAATAACAAGGGCAACAAACAACACGATGTAATTAATCATTGTACTATTTTATCAACCTTGGCAATGAACTCTTTGATCTTCTCTGCCCTGTTTGGCCATAGAATGTATTCTTTTTCAGGGTTCTTTTGAAGATTGATCAATAAAGGCATAATCAACTGATACAAAGCACCCAGCTTTTCTTCATAAGTCTCAACAACCTGTTGTTTGTGCTGGGCTGTTTGTTGCAATGTTTGTTGCAACTGCTTTTCATGTTGTTTTAGTTCTTCTTCACTAACAGCGGAAAAACCATAGTCATCAAAAGCATCATCTAGTGATATCTGATATTTTGGTTTCATACAAAATAGTCCTCTAGTGAAGAATGCTTTTCTGCTTTCCAACCAATAGCGGTAAGGATAGTCTTAACAGGTTCTAGAAAAGCTTTCTCAAACTGTTTGTCGTAATCTATATAGGCATCCATTTTAAACTCACTTGGTAGTCTCGATTGAACAGCTAGTACATTTTGTTGAATAGGATTAGGTGTCTTCATGTAACAGAATCTAATCTTGTCACCACTAACAATGAACGGATACTTCAACTCTAGCTTGTTCTTCTTTACAAGGAAGTTATACATCAAAGCTCCTCGTACATGGATAGGACAACCAGACTTGAATCCGTTACCTTGTACCCACTTGTTTAGACCTTGCACACTTCTTGGAAAAGACACTTCCTCGAATGGTAGACCAAAGAACTTTTCCTTAAAGTTAGCAATAAAGTCTATTGCAGCTTGCTCGTCCTCACTCATAATAACTCCAAGAACCTTCTTAAAGTTCTCTCGGCATATTGCTGGTGTCGATGATCGAATAGCTTCAATTCCCTGCATCTTCAACTTAGGCTCTTTATATTGAACACCTTCGTTGTTATACACATTGAGAATGTAATGCTTCTTACCAGTCCAGATTCCCTTATCAGCAATTGCTTCTCGCTTCATAATCATCTTTTGCTGATATGCATTAACATGATATGCAAGCTCTTCGTAAGCCTTATCGATAACAGGTTGGAATACTGTCTCGTTATGCTTGTCTAGTGTACCAACAAAGTCTTCCGAGTCTGGAAGAAACTTCTCAACATAGTTTTGAAGATCAAGATACATTGAGTCAGTATCACAAGCAATTACATAATCAGAGTTAGTATCCAGCTTTTCGTTAAGGAAAGCATTCATCTTCATCTCAACCCAACGAATAGCCAACTGGCCAGACAATGTAATTGACTCCGCATACTTACGATCATACCAACGGAAATGCTTGTTACCAAGAGCACCGTAAGCACTGTTCATCTGAATCTTCTTAGCCTGCTGCATGTTCTGACACTGAGCAATTTCATTTCTAAGCTCAATGGTAGGTGACACCTCGTACTTTTTCTTTGCTTCGATCATTCTGCTTTTCCAAACAACCCGATCGTTATACATCTTCTCCATCAGCTTAGGCAAGAAACCTTGATACTGTTTTGTAAACATACAACCTGTTCCACAAAACGTAACATTATCCCCAACAAGTTTATTGTGAAGTTTCTCGTTAGCAAACCTTGTCTCAATTAGCTTTGTAACCTCGACCCCACCAATCTGACCAACATAAGTGTCTGGTGAAATGTTATACTGCATGATAATATGAGGATACAGACTATTCAAGTCGTATGACATTACCCAGTTATGCAATCCCACTTGAGGATCTTTTACATAAGCTCCTTGAATTTGTCCTTCTGGTTCTTCATCATCGTCCACTTCAATATCTCGAGATCTTGAAGCAAATGGAACAACAATACCTTGCTTTCTCAAGTAGTTGTGAATGATCACGTCCCAAATTCTCACCGTGGTCATTGTTTCGATCAAGTTTACTTTCGAGTCATATGCAAGAGCATACACTTGCTCAAGCAGCTTCATCTTCTCTTCTAGCATGCAGACAAGTTCAACGTCCTTGATGTTATAATTGATGAAGTTCTGGTAATCTTTTTTATAGAATTCATCCAAGGTTTCATAACCAAGAGAAAAGTAATCTAACTTCTTTTCACCAAGCTCCATGAATGCAATATGGTCCAGCTTGTACGACTCTTGAGGAGTGTACGAAAACTTTTTATACAAAGCCAGGTAGTCAAGGACATTAATACCAGCAGGATGCTCTAGCTTCTCTGGTGCATCCAAGAACATACTCATTACCCATCGAGCATTCTTGAAACCAAACGGTGATAGCTTGTCCTCTTCACCCTCTCCAAGCACCCTTGCAATTCGTTTCATAAGGTATGGAATGTCAAAGTATTCTACGTTCCACCCAGTTACAACATCAGGGGCATATCGTTTAGAATTCCATACAATGAGGAACTTCTGTAAGAGATCTTCCTCATTCTTACACTTGATGTAAGTAACATTAGGATCTTCTGTTTCGTATGGACGACATCCAAATACTACAAACTCTTTGTTCTTCTTGATTGTAATAGCAATGACTTCTTTGTCTGCTGTTTCTTGGTTAGGGAATCCCCCTTCCGAGTCAGTCTCAATATCCAGTACTACCAACGATATTTGATCTACGGAATATTTAATATCTTCAGGGTACAAGTCGTTTATCAGACAATGTACCAACTCAAATTCTTTATGACCAAGACCAAACACCTTAGCGTTTGAAATGGAACCGTACTCTTCAAGAAATGCTTTGAACTTCTTTTGTGAAGGGAAAGTCTTTTTCTTCACAGGTATTCCCTCCAATGTTTTTAGCTTGGAAGGTTCTTGTGTAGGGATGAAGCAATAAGGCTCACAAGCAAGGGTTGTATTGAACCTCTTACCGTCTTCGTAGCCTTTGATATGGAACTGATTAGTCTTTTCGTTTAGACTAACATTAGTATAAAAACGCATAGCACCTCACTTTTAACAACCTATCACTATACATAGGCCTCATACAATAGTCAACAAAAAAGGGCCTTTCGGCCCTTTTGTTACGCCATACGGCGGTATCTATACTTCTGACGCAATTCGTGTGATTCACGTGCTGCATCTACTAACTTCCAAAAAATACTCTTTAGCTTTGCCATCTCTACTCCGTTAAAAGTTGTTTGTCTGACTTTGGTGCTTCGTTAACCGGTACATTAATCTTCACTTTCTTACCAGCAAGTTTTTCAAGACCAATTTTCAACATACCATTAACCAGATCAGCATTCTTGACTTCAATGGAATCGCTAAGTTTGAACTCACGTGTGAATGCGCGGTTCGCAATACCTTTGTACAGGTAATTGTTCTCTGCATCGTCTTTAGCATTGCCTTTGATGCGTAGAGTTGAACCGTCTAGTTCAATATCAATATCTGTTTTGCCAAATCCTGCAACAGCCATCTCAATCGTGTATTTGTTGTCATCATTGCGTTTGACATTGATTGGAGGATAGCCGGGGATTGTTTTAGAAAGTGCTGCATTGAAACTATCGAACTCGTCCCAAAGACGGTCGAAACCAACAAAATACTTCTCAAAGTCTTTACTAGTCATAATTGCCTCCTATTAAGCAAGGTTATTTAAAATTGTACTCCTTTCGGCAGTACATTAGTATATAGTCAATTTTGTTGCGGGGCAACAAATTCAAAGATTGATACTTCTGCTTCTTTGCACATCTGTCGAGTAACATCCATATTGAAATCCTTGATTTTAGGACTGTTTTTATCGACAGCATGTGTGACTATATGTTTTATTCCCCTTGAAATAATACTTTTGCAGCATTCATTACAAGGGAAAAATGTACTATAGATTGTACATCCTGTCAAGTCAACAGGAGCATTATCCATAGCGTTTCTTTCTGCATGACAAACAAACTTTAGTTTTGTTTCCCTGTCCGCATATCGTGCTGGGTCATCATTGACACCTTTTGGAAAACCATTGTAGCCAAGACTAACTACTTGATTGTTTTGGTTAACAATAACAGCACCAACTTTAGATGAGGGATCTTTAGACCAAGAAGCCACATTACTTGCAAGGTCAAGATACCTCAAATCCCACTTCCAAGGATCAGACATTTCGAATGTAACTCGCTTTCCTTGCAGTCTTTTCAAGCAATGTCCAGCCGTTGTTAAACAAATGCTTTTCAATTTCATCGTGAGGATACAACTCGAGATCATCGAATACCCAAACCGATCCAACAACACTTCGTGGTTGGAAGAAATCCATTTCTTCGTACAAGGCTTCTAGGTGATGAGGACCATCAAAGAACACAAAGGCATATTTTTCTTCTACAATTTTGTTTTCATTGTAGAAAGGCATACCATCTGCATATCGTTTGAAGAACTCTGTATCTTCTAAACACATGAATACAATGTTGATTGGTTTCCCACAAGCGTATTCATACAAAGCAGACAACGATTCGTTACGCATATCGTTGGTGTAATCAAGCTTTAGAGACGCTCTATTCTCTGTTTCCCCGATAGCATAATCGATATTACCATATGGATCAATACAAACGACGTTACGCTGGTAATCCTGGTTTTCCAAGATACTATCGCAAATGATCTTTAGGCTACCTCCACGACGCGTACCAATTTCACAAACAGCACCAGGAATCCCTTTGATCTTCTTAGCTGCGTTAGCTAGAACATGATAGTCCAAACTATCTGTCTCCAAACCACGTCTTTGCTGTAGTTTGAATTCTCGGGAAAATTGCTTTGTCTCACCACCGTCAGTATAGACTGCACCCAACTTCATCAAACCATCTTGTACTTCAACCCCAATCTTCATGTCCATCACAAAACTCCTTTTTATCGCTTGCCTATATTATATTTAACCACCAACTCCCACTCATCTTTTTCTTTATGTGTTATCACCTTAATTTGGCTCAGCGGTGCCTTTGGTTCTCTGCTTTTTTCAGGAACAATTAGCTTGATCAATCCCCACTCAGCAAGTAAGTTAGCAATCGTATTTCTTCTGCCAATATCTTCTTCAGAGAAGTTGGTTGGTTTACCATCAAGAGCAAAAAGCTCTTTGAAATGAACGATGTAGTACCTACCCTGCTTGTGTAGAATGTGACAGCTTTGGAATAGTTTTTTGTCTTTCTTGGAAGCCACACCAATTCTGGTTAGCGTTTCTCTTACTTTCAAGAAAGCTTCTTCCTCAGCTAATGTAACCTCTACTAGACTTTCGATGTTCATTATTCACCCTTTTTTAATTTTTCTTTTATAAGGCTTATTTGATCACTAGAAAGTAATGACAGAGCTTCAAAAGTCTTTTCATTGCTATATTTGAAATACTCTTGGACAGCTTCAAAATCACTATTTTCCACTTTTTTCACCCACTTAGCATACCGTCTCGAGGGTCTAATACTATTTAGAAGATATTGATATTGTAGCTTGTTGTCCAATCCATGTCTGCGATTCATCTCGTTTGCATACATGATTGTATCTGAAAAATACGACAAAGACTTGTTGATGAGGAAGGGTTGATATAGTTTCTCTGCTAAATCATCCTCCTTACCAATAAGGTTTTTCTTTCCATAAGTGATATCATTTACAAAGTCAAATGGGCTCATTTTGTCACCGCCATGTACAAACCAATGTTAGAACACGCGTAACTAGCGTATACAACGACCATAGCGGCGTTCCCCAATCGGTATTGATCAATGGCGACAGCACCGTAGATTAGCGCTGTAATAATGATTAGCCAGCCACTCATTTGAATTCCACATCCACCATGATCTCAGTGAAACAAGCTGCCATATTGATTTCGCTATCTGCAACGAAAGCAGCTTTGTACTGATAATCAGCAAGGAATAACACTAGCTGAGGAATGCTGTTTGGTACAACAAACTCTGATGCATAGTCATAAAACTTACGGAACATTGTTGTCTGGTCAATGTCTGAATTCTCACCAATCCACCTACGAACCTCGGTGAAGTTCTTTGCTCTCATTGCCTGAACCAATTGCTTGAACGACTCATCAGAGAAAGAAACAAGGATACCAGAATCAATCTTGCCTGTTGCAGCATAGCGCTGAAGTTCATTCAGCATTCGTCTCCAATCAGGAAAGAACTTCTTGATTAGCTCACCAACAACCTTAGTTTCGAACTTAACATTCTCTGTCTCAAGAATATTGACAACACGTTTGTAGAAAAGTGTAGCAAGCTTTGGACGTTCCTCTAGCGGAATCTTAAAGTCAATAACACTACAACGACTATGCAATTCTTTAATGATTCGGTTTGGATAGTTACAAGTAAAGATGAAACCACAGTTACCTGAGAACTCTTCAATAAAGTTTCGAAGAGCAGGCTGTGTTGAATTAGGATTTAGATAATCAGCCTCATCCAAGATCACATACTTTCTTCCTGTATGAAAAGATACAGATGAAGCAAAAGTTTGAATCTCGTTACGCAAAGTGTCAATGTTACCATTCAACGAACCGTTGATAACAATGTAATCACTATCTAGTTCACGCAACATTGCTTTTGCAACAGTAGTCTTACCTACACCAGCCTTACCTGTCAGCAAAAGATTAGGAACAGTGCCATCATCTACAAACTTCTGGAAAGTAGCTTTCAAAGACGGTGACAAAATACAATCAGATATCGTTTGTGGACGATACTTTTCAACCCACAGAAAATCACTCATAATATAAACTCCCTCAAGTTACTTCTTTTTTGGCGGATCGCCAGCAATCCAATATTCTACATCAGTTCCCTTAAAGTACGCAACATGATTAGCGTTAATGGTCACATTAAAGTCTTCAGGAAGCACTTTGATTCGCTCACCTTTGAATACACTACTGAATGCATGCTCACTTGTTCCTACCTCAACCTCGTACTTATTGCTAGTTGGGTTCGATACATCGGTTGCACACATCTTTACATTCTCTGTGTCACCTTCAACAACAATAGAAGGCAACTGTAGAACATGCAATGCTTTCAATACAGATGAAAGTGTTTGTTGTGGTAGATCAAACTGTGCTACCACATTACCAGGAGGAAGCTTCTTATCACCAGGAGTAACAATTAGACTTGGGTCTGCATAAAAATAGTCTACATACTCCTTACCTTGCTTGATACGCATAAACTTCTCTTTGAACTCGATGTCAGGATCTTTGAACAGAGATAGCATTCCAAGAAACTTTTGGATTTCGTAAATTGCTATCTGCCGTTCAAATGTCTCTGTAATCGTAGCCTTTGCCATCACTTCCTTGAGGGTCGAGAGTGATGCAAGAGTGTTACCTGGTTTAATCACGATCGATTGGTTGATCAGCGAGAAGTTCTTCAACAGCTGAATCGTTCTACTCGATAATTTCATAATATAAAGTCCTTAATCAGTTTAACTTCTGTTTCTTTTTCAGCATTGCTTCAGATGTTTCTTTGAAGAATAAAGCTGCGCCTTCCTCACCTAAAATGATTACATAACATTTTTGTACTACAGAAAACATTGCACTTGTTACTAACATCAGTGTTTGTGTATCATCAACATGCTGCTCAATCACAGCACTCATGTTTGATATAATGTCTTCTACAATTTCTTTATTGTATTCGAGATAGGTTCTAGCCTCCTGCTTATTCATTATTTCTTTTTCTTCAGCTGGCCAGCATCTGCTGTAGCTGAAGCTCCTACTGAAGCAAGATCGGCAAGGCTACCACTAAACACATAGCTACCAACGTGCTGCAACTGCATCCAAGGACATAACCAATTCTTCAGACCCATCTTGTCTACATTATAGCAGAACATATAGTCTTCGGACAAGTAGCGTTTGGAAGCACCGTTTGTTTGGTTCAACAAGAACTGTGCCCGCTTTTGTAGGTCTGTTGGATCTTTACCTTCTGCAACGTCTGCCAACAAGAGATCCAATTGTTCCATCTGATATCCACGGTCAATGATACAATCAAAGAATGCCATGATTTCACGTGAACCATCAAACTCTGCTGTACGAACATGATCGGGCTTGTACCACTGGTGGGTGTATACTTTTTGGTACTCTTCAAAAGTCTTACGACGAATCATCATAAAACCAGTTCCTAGCTCACGAACCTCTACAGGACGGTTGAGAGGAATCTCATTCTGACCACCTTTAGGATTAAACACATAATCACCAACATACTTTTCAAGCACGCTAGCGTTGTCATCAGCAACCCCTTTGTTAACAGCCTGAACAATCTTTTCCCAAGAAATACATTTCTTAGGATATGGACCACCCATAACATCGTAATCAGATTCTTCTGTCATCATTGCAAGCATTGCAATAACATCTTGAGGGTTGAATCCAATGTCCGAGTCAATGAACATTAGGTGAGTAGCATTGGAGCGCATAAACTCATCAGCACAGTAGTTACGAGCACGAGTGATCAACGACTCATTAAACAAGAAATACAACTGAAGCTGAATCTGATACTTTGCACAAATGGCAGCCAAGTCAGAAATAGACCTTGTGTACATACCAGCACACTGTCCACCATACATCGGCGTTGCTACGAACAGCTTTCGTTTTTGTAGCTCTGCTAATTCAATTTTTAATTCCATATTATTTCACTCCGTATTTTTTATCATGTTCAGAGCCCAAACCATAGGAGCCCTGATACTTACTCAACATCTCACTATCAAAAGAAAGATACTGTCCAATCCTTGTACCACGTTGAATCCTTATAGCACCAATCGTCACGTGCATTACAGCAGCCATCACACCGTTATACCCACTATCGTACAATCCTGATGTTAGAAACACACCGTTTCTATTCAATGTCGAACGAGTAATTACCCAACCAGCTTCTCCATCTCCAACAGTAATAATGTTCTTCATTACTACTTCATAGTGACCTGGTAGCAGCTGGTACCAACCAAGATCGTCTGGATGAACAATGCTTGTACCACGATGCTTTTTAAACTCTTCGTTGATAGTAAACACTTCAGGATGAATGTTGAATACTTGATCAAGTCTCAGATCAACAGCATTGGGTTGGGAGTCCTGAGGCTCAACTTCAGTCAACAAACTCCTAGAATTAGTTCCTAAAATATGTTTCATTTCACGCCTTTCCTTTATTAAGTAAATCTCGCCCAATACTACTGATGTCTGTATTGCATAGTGCTATCCCACCTGACCCAATCCAAGCTGAAGTGTTTGGGACCCCTTGAAAAGATTCCGTGTTACATACTTCTTCAACTTCTTTACCATGCACATACAACATCAAAATAATGTAATGAATTGCTTTAAGCAAATCCTTCTTATTCTTACCATCTTTCTTACCATACCGCATCAAATACTTAATTGCCGTGTCTCTTGCTGTGGTTTCTAATGAACCAGAAGCTTCCCAGATATCAATTACCTGACTACCTGGCTTTACAACATAATGCTGATCGTAAGTTTTCGAAACATAGTCAATCAACTCACTAAGGATCTTGTCTTCGTTGTACCTATACATTTACTTCCCCATTGTAACGCAAAGATTGTTAATGTAGTTCATGTTTTCAATACAGATTTGCTCTGTTGCAGTGTCCACCTTTTCAAAGTCAAAGTCAACTTCCTTCTCAAACTTTCCATTAACAAGACCTGTTGGAGAACTATCAAACTTGATAGCATTCAATCCACACCACACAGCAGCACTAGAATCCCAAGAGGAAATATGCTTGTGGTATTTTCGTAGCAATTTGATTTCATTAGGACCTTCTGTCATACCCAAGCAATGAAACCTCCTGTAAGTTGCCATGCTATCAAGCAATCCTCGGCGTTCCATTTCTTCAAACACCATTAACCGAGACAGATAACGCTGCAACCTAAAAGATTCGTTACGATAGTGGGTTGCGTTACCGTGAGGTCTTTCAGTGATACCACAAGCAATTGGACATGCCAAAATAGAAATGCCAATTAGATCAATTTGTTTGTTATTGATGGCCCAAGCAAGACTCTTCATTAGACCATCCATATCTCCCAGCTCACTCTGTGGCACGAAGAATGTGCTGTAGTTTCCACGTTTGTTTGCTAGAAACTTTTCTGCTTCTCTAACAGTGAGTTTCCAATGTTGTCCTGGATGATCTGTCATTACAACGCAGCTGGCTTCACACTTCTCTGCCATATCATGGATCTTAGAAGAGTCGTACATTGGCTGCCCTCTTTTAAACATCTCGAAAGCAGAGTTATCCATGATCTTAAATTCGCCTTTGACCTCTTCACGATAAAAACGAGCATACTCCTCGTTCTCTTCAACAAGGTGAGCCAATACCAAATGACTATTAGACCAATGAGAAAACTTTTCTAGGTACTTTGTAGGTGTGATATGACAAAAGTCAATAGGATTGTTTATCATTGTTTCTCACCTCCAAAATACATTCTGCATCCATTTTCACCATCTTCAGATACTTCGATCACGATGTCTCGAGCTGGCCAATGCTTGATCATATCAGCGTGTAGATCTTTAGCAATCATTTCACAAGACTTGTAGTTAAGAGATAGTGTACCGTTAGAATACCAGCTCTCTAGTATCCTTTTCAATTGAATGAACTCAACATCACGGTCATCATGGAATACTTCCATTTCCACTCTAAAGTGGAACATATGACGGTGTGGAGTAGCAAGGAAACTAACATCCAGCCAATCGCCAGTTGCTAGCTTTGGGTCTGTAGCAGCTTGAGGATATCTATGAATACCTTCTTTCTGAAACGTCACCCAAATAAAAGACAAATCTTTAGCCATTATAATTCTCCTTCACGTGTTTCTTTACATTAGAAAACACACTTGTAATAAAACTCTCACTCATGCCTTCTGGTAGTATAAACATTTCTGTTATACCAGACAACCCATCAAAGGTTTTACTTGGTTTATTAAAATACTCTTCGAGATAGAAGTTTTTGCGGAAGAAGCATTGTAACCATTTCTCAATCATTTCAACGGTCTGTCTTGCCTCACGAGCATCTTCCCTCTGAATGTATATATCATCTAAAATCTCAATATTGTTAAAAATATTGTATTGTTCATCATTGAATCTTTTGATAGCTTGAAACCATTTTGTGTGGCCAATCTTATATGCCACTTTACCATCAAGAGTAAATTTAGCCAAGTATACTTTCATTGTAACACCTATAAAAAAAGAGCCGGACAGAGCCGGCTCTTCTTAGTTTACACCAAATTACTTGCTGCCGAACAATTCGGAACCAGCGATTGCGTACGAAGCAGCAATCATGCTACGGCTTGGCTTGCCAAGTTTGTAGAACGAACCAACGTTCTTACGGGTGTTGGTGTAGATCGAATGACCCTGAGCACGAAGCTCAGCAACACGTGCTGAAAGGTTAGTGATACCCCAGCTTCGAGCTTGGCGCTCGGTTAGTCGGTGTCCTTTGTTAAGGAAGTTCAAGATTGTTTCATATTGAGTTTTCATAAATTTACTTCTCCATTTCAATGTCACATAATAATAGGGTACGTGACTTCCCTTTAACAACCATCTATTGTCTCACATTTTCTTAAAAGAGTCAACAGACAGTTTAGTTTTCTTTAATGCACTTGTTGCCATTTTCACTACACGTGGATGATCTTTCATCTTCAACACGTAGAATGGCTTTCCTTCAATATCTTCTTGACCCATAAAATAGGCTTCAAAGTATTCACCAGAAATGTTGTTAATAAAACCTGTCAAAATAGGTGCAGGTTTCACTTCACGTCTTTTCACAATACATCCCTTTGCATCTTCACATTGTTATAGAACTCTGCCTTAACAGAATCATTGTGGAACAATCCATGTACCACACAGGTCTGTGTTAGACTAGAGTGAGCTTCAACACCACGGTTTTCCATACAACCATGGGTCGCTTGAATATACACAGCTACGTTTTCAGTATCTGTGCTCTTCATAATTTCACGAGCAATCTGATTGACTAGTTCTTCTTGAAGCTGGCCACGACGAGCACACCATTGTGCAATTCGTGCATACTTTGAAAGGCCAATCACTTCACCAGTAGGAATAATACCAATGTACGCAACACCGCGTACAGGTTGGTGATGATGAGAACACATTGATGTAATTTCAGCTCTGATTACGAGCATGCCTTCAAATCGGCCAGGTCCTTCATTAGGAAATGCTGTTACCTTTGGTCGTTTATCAAAACGTCCAGCCATTAGCTCCCAAACATACATCTTAGCAAGACGCTTTGCTGTATCTTTAGAATTAGAATCGTTCTCAGTATCAATGACCAAAGAATCCAATACTCCTTGGAACTTTGTTTCAAGCTCTTTCACTAATTCTTCACGATCGTTCTCTGAAACAAATTCAGAGATATTATCACATGCAAAATAACGAACCTTGTTTTGATCAAGGCGGTCTCTAATTACTTCTGAAATTGGTTTACCTAATTGATTCATTTATTATCCTTATTGTATTCTTTCTTCATGTCGGTACAACTGAGCCATGTCGTTATGGTACGAACAAACGTCGGTGTATGCTTCTTCATAGACTTGTTTTGCAATTTCTTCATCACAGTCATGGTATCCAATTAGCATAGCCTTCACACACTCTTCATCCATACCATGGTCAATGTAATCCATTGCCATTCCAAGCATTTCAGTGTACAAATCTTTCATCACGCCCATACATCCTCCTTGACTAACTGAATGTGTTTACACTTACCATGAAATTCAAAACCAGTACAGTTACAAGAGTAACTACCATTTGCTTTCTTGACAGTATACTTCTTTCCTTTTGATCCTACAACAGGAAAATCTTGTACTAGGTATCTTGCACCAGTGACCATCTTGATTGACTCAACACGGTTAATGTTGATCATTGAAATAGGATGGTATTTGCTTCCAGTCTCAACACAAAAGTAATCACCACCAAGCCAGGTAGGATTTTTTATCACTTTACCTACAGTAGAGTTAGCTTGTTGTTTTTCGTTACCGAGATACCAACTACGCATCTTTGTAGTAACAACAACAGTAGAACCAATTGAAGGAACAGAATTCATTTGAGACTCCGTGAACATTTATTCTGCTAGTATACACGGAATCCCAAACAAAGTCAACACCTAATTACACGTGGTCTGCCACCCACATTGCAGAGTTAGAAGGAGTTTCCATCACTTTGACCATTCGCAGCTTCACCCTACCATCCCCGTAGCCGTTCTCTTCCATCCAGATTTCTTGGATGTAGTCGGCCAAGAATTTGGCCAAACCTTCACAACCAGTCCGCTCAACAACTACCATTTTCAATAGCTTGCGGTTGTGCAAATCTTCCCAGGTCTTAAATTCTGGGTCATCTTGAGCTGCCAAGAAAGTGTGGTCAAACCATTCGTCTAGCTTTTCTTTCAAAGACTTGTAACCACCAAAGTCAACACACCAGTTGCGTGCATCAAGATCATTCTCGTTACATTCAAACTCAAAGTGAAATGCTAGCGCATACCCATGTACCAAGTTACAATGAGTGTCTGCACGCCATTGCCTGTATGCTACAGCATAACCACGTTCGTGTCCATATGTTTTTGTTGAAATAAACTTACCCATGTCTATCCTCTTTCTTCTTCAAAGTCCAACCCATACCATCTCCATTGCTTGACCATACAAGCACATCTCCTATCTGCCAGCCAATTTGTTTCAACTCGTCTTCAGTGAATTCAATTAAGTATTCTTCTGTTTGTTCATCCTGTACAATTAACTTTGTGTAAGTTGTCATGTTCCCCACGCATTCTTAAACAAAGGCACTTGCAACCTGTCACTGTACCGTAATCCATATCTCATGGCCATTTCAGCAACGTCTTTGTTATTCATAGAATACACTTGCTCTACACCACCTACAGGCATTAAGTAAACCGGACCTGTAAATCCAGCATTCCTATAATCTTCTATAGCTGTCCAAATTTCATTAGCTTCGGTTTCTTTTGTCACAACAAACTTCAAGTAAGTAAAGCCAATGTCTTGGTATTGCTTAATGATATGTGGCTTTATAGCATCTTCATATTTCTCACCGCTAGAGCTCAGCTTTGGACTGACACTGAATGTTAAGCTATCGTAGCTTCGAGCCTTCAAAACTCCTTCACGAGGATAAACATCTTTCTTCCAATACTGCAAGAAGGAAATCATATCATCGTGGAGTTCTTGAGTACCATTAGTTTCAAAGGTGAGTTCTTGAAGAGCTCTCATATCTTCGTGATCTAGCAACTCTGGATACGACCTTTGCCAACCAAGCAATGGCTCACCACCAGTAATAACTAGATGCTCACTACCCCAAGCAGCTGCTGGCCACTTAGCAGGCAATAACTCAATAATTTTTTGTACGAGTTCTTTGACCTCAATCAAAGGTGACAAATGTTTAAACCTCACGTCCCATGATGCGTAACTATCGCAACCAGTGGACACTAGCGGTAGTTCTTTGTACGAGTTGTATTCTGTGGCTTTCAAAGCAATAACATCTCGTTCCGTGCTATGTTCACCTTTTGGCATACCAAATCCACCACAGGTAAAGTTACAACCAAAAGTACGAAGAAACACTGAAGGTACACCCATGTACCTTCCTTCTCCTTGGATGGAATAGAATAGTTCAGATACTTTGATTTTGGACATATAAACCTTTCTTAATAGCTCTATCAATTTGTTTCTTTTTATTCATACCTCGATCCAAATGATATGTTGAAACCCTGTCAGTATACACTATTCCATTCAAATGATCAAGCTCATGTTGGAAACATCTTGCTGTCATCCCATCAAACTTCTGTGTTTGTGTTTCTCCATTAGGTAGCACAAATCTTACTTTGATTGTTCTTGGTCTTTTGATCTTCAAAAATAGATTAGGAAATGACAAACATCCTTCATCCATAAGAACAATGTTCAACTCTGTTTCATCAACGATTCTAGGATTGAAACAAACATAAACGGGATTTGCACTAAGAGCAAAAACTCTATAAGGTAACCCAATCTGATTGGCTGAAAGTCCTAATCCTTTGTTGTGTATCATTGTTTCAGTCAAGTCTCTCGCTAACTGAACAGGATCTGTTGGAGGGTTTGTAAAATCAAAAGGCTCCATCTTCTGTCTGAGAATAGGATGGTCACTTCTCACTAATTCGTGTATCATTGTTGTATCCTTGAAAAATTCTTATGCTTCTCAAATCGTATTACATTGGCAAACTTGTCAAACAACTGATCACCTTTGTGGCTAATAATGAATGTATTTGTTTCTTGAGTAAGGTTGTTCAGTATCTTCATAAACTCTTCTGTACCAGATCCGTCTAACGAGGAATCAAATACTTCATCCATAATAAGGATGTTAGTAGAAGTAGAATTACGAAGTTTAGCCACAGCTCGCCACGTGAATAGCAAAGCCAGGTCAATACGCATTTTTTCACCTTCTGAAAAACTCTCATAACTAAATTCATCTCTAAACCTCGATTTTATTGTCTCTTCAAAATTCTCATTCAACTCAAAGTTTACAAAAAAGTCCATTGCTGCCAAATACTTGTTTATCAACTTATTCATTACAGGAATGTATTGTTTGATAATTCTGGTCTTAATACCACTATCTTTCAACATCAAAGCAGCCAAATCTAAAGTTTGCTTTTGGTTTTGTAAATCTTCAAGATGTTGTTGAGAACTAACTAAATCAGTCTCTAGCTTCTCAACTTCCCCAACGTTGGTATCAATCTGCTTTGTGTTACCTTGAAGGTCTTTGATCTCATCTTTAAGATTAGTGATAGTACTTTTATGTATTCTTAGTGTGCTTGTTTCTTCGGATATTTGGAGCTTAAGTTTTGTTATTTGAGATTCTATCTTTTTCGTTTCTTCAATGGCATCTTCAATTGCTTTGATCTGCTCACTAAGATCCTTCATTCCTTGTTCTACTTGTTGTTTATGACTATCCTTTTCGGCTACTGTAGTCGTTTTAAAGTCTTCGTCAATGTGTTGTTTGCAAGTAGGACAATTATCATGGTTACTAAAGAACTCAATCTCTTTCTTTAGTTTAGACAACCGGTCTTCTAGTTTACTCTCTAAGGTTGTAAGTTTGTTCAACTTCTTATCATTAGAAGTACTATCGGTTATACTTTCTTCAAGTTTTTCCACTTTGAGTTGAAATTCTCCAACTTTTTTGTCCCCTTCTTGTACCTTTACTTCAACCTCTTTGATCTTTGATTGCTTTGCACTGATAAGCTCATCAATGTTTTGCTGAATGCTATCAATGTGCTGTTTATGAATATCAATCTTCTCTTTGATACCTTTTATACCATAAGAGACATCCACAATGTCGGTTTTATTCTGAGAAATCTTTTCTTTCAATAGAACATTCATCTTAGAAAAGATTTGAATGTCCAAAAGATCTTCAATGATCTCTCTTCTATTGGCTGCTGTAAGTTGCATGAATGGAACAAACGATGTTGCTCCAAGCACAACAATCTGTCCAAACGATTTGTGATTGAGCTTTAGTATTTGTCTTTCAAACATCTCTTGATATTCTTTTTGATCAGCAGTTTGATCCAATAGCTGATCATTACAATAGATCTCAAAAGTGTTTGGTTTGATGCCTCTTATTACTTTGTATTTCTTTTTGCTTACATCAAACTCGACTTGAACCTCTAACCCCTTTTTGTTTATAGAGTTTAGAAGTTGGTTTTTGTTGATGTTTCTAAATGGCTTTCCATACAAAGCAAAACAAAGAGCATCAAGGATTGTAGACTTCCCTGCTCCATTTTCACCAACAATCAATGTAGATTTACTGGTATCAAGACTGATCTCAGTAAAAGTGTTTCCTGTTGATAGTATATTTTTCCATCTTATCTTTTTAAATACAATCATGCATTAAACCATTCCGGAATTGGCCTATTAGTCCATTTAGCAAAATGAGCTTTGGCTCCTTTGTAATAATTTTTGTACGATTCGATATGATCACTTACTTTGAATTCTTCAGGCATAGCCAAAGGAGGAGGTGTAAATGATCCTGTTTCAATATTATAGGGAAGTTTTTTTAGAACGTCAATTAGTCTTTCACATGCATGAGTTTTCATGTACCTGTATTTGTACTCTCTCATTAACTCTCTCCACAGAACATATAACCAGTTGTAGTTACTGTCAGTTGTTCTAGCCCAAATGGCTGATGGATGGTTTTTATGAGTAGACTTGTAAATTCCTTCACGTGCATTATTGCCATCAATTACATGATGGGCAGTAGAAAGAAGTTGAGCGGACTCAACGATCATTTTCACTACGTGCTTATCACAATGTAGTTCTGCACATTTTTCAGGATTATTGTCGAGATAAAAAATGTTCATAATTATTCCAAAGTTAAAGCCTCACTATACAATGACCTTAATAAATTTTCAAGCTTTTGTTTGTCTGCATTAACATTTACCTGCGTAATGTATTTGTTCAATATGGTCAACGTGTCTTCAGCTTCATTCACTATATCTTTGTCTTCTTCAAGGTTGAGATTGTAGTGATCATCAACTACTTGTATGTCTATTACTCCAGCTTTCTCGAGCTTCTCAATGAACATATCAAACCAATATGGATTAGTTTTGTTTCTGACTACTACTTTGACTATTGTTTTATTGTATATTGAAAAGTCATCTAACAACACATCCTCAATGGTTTTGTTCAAATCGTCATAATGAACTTTGATAAACATTGATAGAGGATTAGGAATAAACTCTACTTCTCTTGTATTAGTGTCAAATATATGGAACCCTTTTTGGTCACTGTAATCTGACCAAGTTATTTCGTATGGAGTTCCAACATAGGTAATGTTACGTTTTGTTGACCTGTGATGGTAGTGTCCAGAGAACACAAACTCAAACTTAGAGAAGATGTTTGCATCAAGTCCTTCATCAATAATAGCACCTTTATACATTTCAAAGCCGCTAATTTCAAAGTGGCCACAACATATTTGAGCTTTAGATATTTTGATTGCTTCAAACACTTCTTTCTCATTCTCTGGACATATCCAAGGAATCATCAAGAATGAAACACCACCAAAAGAAGTTTCGTATGGGTGGTGAATTGTGTTTATGTTTGAGTATTGACCAAGAATAAGATCTAATGAGTTGACACTATTTGTATTTTTGTAATACGTGTCGTGATTACCAATTAATAACCAGCTTTTGTATTTTTGGTTTAGTGGCTCAAAGAAATACTCTTTAGAATTCTTTAATGTTTGAAAGTTGATATACTTTCTACGATCAAACACATCACCAAGTTGAACAACATAATCAACTTCGTGTTTATCAAGATATGGAAAAAATATGTCGTCGTAAAAATCTTTGAAGAATTGGTGAAAGACCGGATTGTCTCCTCTCGCACCAAAATGTGTATCACCTAATAACGCTACTCTCATATTACTCCTCTAGGAACTGCTCCAATCCTTTTTTCTTCTTCTTGCGCTTTTTCTCTTTGAGATTATCCTCAAAAGATTTGATAAACTCAACAGCTTGTTGGTTATCCACGTCAATTTGTGTGAAGTTAAATTCTTTGTCGTCAAACTCATTTTGCTCTACAATAGAGTCAAACAACATTGAGTTCTCTGCTGTCTTATGTTTGATATACGTCTGTTTCTTTTCTTTGAGAATACGTCTCAAAAATGCATAGTAAATTATCTGTGTAAAGTATGCAAAGGGATTAGTGGACTTGGCTGGATCAAAGTTATCAAAATAGCTGACACAGTTCTCAACGCCATCGGATATCATCTCATCCCTAAATGAATAATTAATAAAGTTAGGTTTATGAGATAGGTTCTCTCCTATCATAAGAATACATTCACCAACATAGTTGGGAATAGGAGGCTTCTCCTGTTTGTTTTTCTTAGCTAAGATAGCTTGAGTCTTGTATTCCACTATACATTCGTATAGTTTCTTGTTATCTACATAATGATTATCGGCCATATTAATATCTTTCTTCTCCCTCTGGTATAGAGGATTATAATGATTAACTAAAAAGAAGTCAACTAGTTTAATGGATGGTCTGTTGTAAAACTTTCAAGTAGCGCGGTGTACGCCTCTTGTTTGGTATCATCATTTAGTTTAAGGTCATCATAAACAACTTTGGTTAGTTCTCGGTCAACCAACTTATCAACCGATTCTCTAAAGTTGTTCAACGAATAATGATAGAACCTTTCCATTCCTTGTATAACTCCAACCACATTTAAAACATACTTCATATCAAATTCACTTTGTCTTTCACTTGCAAACTGCAAGTACCTTGTAACTGAAACGGCCGGCATTGGTCCATCAATGTTTCTGTAATTAATCTGTATAGGATTGTCCAATGTAATACTTTTCTTGGACTCTGATACAACCTCTCCCATTACTTCAACACCACTTACTAGCTTTATTAGTTTTATCATTCTATGCTCCTAGCTTTACGGTGTAAATTTTGTAATCAAACTTTTCTGAGTCGTATATCTCTACTCTTTCGTGAAAGTGATTCAACACATGGTTCTTTCTTGACTTCCAGGATATGTCATCAACAATATCATAAAGAACAGCTTGGTCTTTTGTGTTTCCTTTTCTTAGTCCTCTACCGATAGACTGAAGGTTTTTAACCTTAGATTTGAACGGACTTGCAAATACAATATTATGTATGTTTTTGATATTCACCCCTGTACTAAAGGTTCCATATGAAGCAACAATGATAGCGTCTTGTTCTTGTTCAACAACATAACGAATATCGTCTCGTTCTTTACCTTCAACACCACCGTGTACAAAAAACACTTTTCTGTCTTTACTTGAATCTGATATTTTTTTGTACAAAGGTTTGCCTTGTTTTTCTACAAATTGGTATAGAACCAAAGTGTTTCCTTTTAATGACAAACACAACCTTTTAATGAATTCGTTTCTGGCATTGTTCTCAACAACATATTGTATTTCATCTTTGTATAACTTAAGATTTTTGGAAGCCCATTTTCTCAACTCGTCAGGGTAGTCCAATACAATAGCTTTGATTTTGAAATTAGCTAGATGCTTTTGTTCTATCAACTCAGCTGTTGTTGTCACTTTGTGTACAGGACCAAACAAACCTTCCAAAACCAATTGATGTGTTTGTGATCCATCAAGGGTTCCTGTAAAACCAAATCTATAATTTGCATTAATCAAGTTGGTCATAATTTTGGTAAGACTTGTAGCTTTGAATAAATGAGCTTCATCACCTATTACAACATCATATTTTTGAAACCATTTTTTGTCTTTGATATTGTAAATCGATTGCCAAGTTGTGATTGTTATTGGTCTATCTAAATCTTTGTCTTGGCCAGCAAACACTTTGTGACAGTACTTGGCTGCATCTAAACCGTAATCTTGAAAATCACTGTATAGTTGATGGACAAGACCTGTAGTAGGAACTATGATCAAAGTCTTTTTTTGGTAGTACATTGATATTAAATAGATGATGAATGATTTACCAGATGCTGTTGGAGAAAGCAATACACATCTTTCATTTTTAACAGCATGTGAAAAGGCACTCAGCTGATAATCCCTTGGCTGCATTGTTAATCCGCCCCTAGCAGCAAGATCAACGCAGAATTGTGTAGCATCATGTAGATCGAAAGAAATCGTTTTTACGGGGTTTTTATACTCTATATTATAGTCTCTTTCGGAAGCAAATTCTTCCACAGCGGTAGCCAATCCACCATATATTGTTTGAGATCCAAGATTGAATAGACGGATTTTTCCATCCCAAACCTTTTCTTTGACTAGCGGATGAAACCTGGCATTAGGCACCATAAACGTGAAATGCTCGTGTAACTCCATTGCTGTAGAGCGTTCACACCTAACTTTGATATGAACTGCGTCTACACGCTCTATAACAAGTGTATCGTAGTCTGTCATGCGCCTTGGGTGAACTTGACCCAGTCCACAGCTGCTTTAATTTGATAGCCTCTTGTTGAAAGAGACTTGATAATAGATTCCAAGAAATCTACTTTCTCTTCTTGGAGCTTAATCTTCCAATCCGCCTGTTGTATTTGTTTGTTTGCTTCAATGTGTATATTAATTTCATTCTTGAGTATTTTTAGTGGGTTGGGCTCAAGACTATATTCTTCCATTTCTTCTTCACTCAATGTGCCATTGTAATATTCTACCAATACGCGATACAAGACTTTGTAATCTTGCATCATAGACTTTAGTCTAAGACGTTCTTCACTGTACATTTTAAAGTATTTTGAATGGAGCTGTGGGATCTTGATACTCTCATCTCCCAATTCTGTTCTATCAATAACAGAATCTTTTGCCCAATGATTTTGAATCTCTTCAAGCTTCATAACAACCTCACAATTAAATAATTACGATTATACCAAATTTTGCAGGGGAAGTCAACGGATTACAGAGTAATAATTTCAAACTTTCTATAGCGGAAACTTGCTTGACAAACCAAATAATTCACGTCTGTATCTGTAGAATTGAATTGGAGATCTCCAATTGATAGAGGGTAGCAATCCAAATAGTTTACTTGGTGAATTGGGTTCATAGCACTTGAAAGTATAGTAAGTGTAGCATCTGAATAAACACCCTGACCTGTCATAGGATCAACCAAACCACTAATTGGACCGGTTCTAGTTTTATCTATGCCTTTGTATTGATCAAAGTTGTCTGGGAAACCCACAGCAATCAACCAATTATAAAGTTCCAAATAGTTCTTCATATCTTCATCAACTTTGAAGGTAATATCCAACTCACCAAATTGAAGTTGGTCACCAGCAATAGGTAATCTGCTTAGAGGTGTTTGCAAATCTGATGAACCAAGAGTAATACTTGGAATATTAACAGCCTGTACAAAGTAGTTAATATTTGGAGTCTTGTTAATTACAAACTTGAATCCTAATTGAGATAGGAAGTTTTTGTTTGTTGGTTGTGTATCAATGGTAGCCATATTTGCTGTAATCCTGTTATTTACTGTTCACTAAACTATTTATCCAGACAAAAAAAGAGGAGCCGAAGCTCCTCTTTTAATTAACAACCTACTATTTTTATAATTATTTTACAAAATGTTATCAACTAACACTCTACGGTAGTACACGTTAGAGTCTTTTGTAAGAGCTCCAAGACCTTCTGTTGCACCCTCAGCAAATGGGTTAGCAACCATACCGTAACGAGTTTTGAAACCAATCTTAGGTGCAAAGCTGTCTTGGTCAACAGCACGAACCATTTGTAGAGGAACGTATGGGCAGTAGAACAGACCAGCATCAAATGCTGACGAACCCTTGTAACCAACGACCATATAGTTACCACCAGCATATGGATCGATGTAAACACGCATACGACCGTTTAGAACACCAGCAAATGTGTTGCCTGTGTCATCTACGTTTAGATTGTTTGAGTTAAGAGCTGGGGTGTAATCAAGAACACCAGCCATCTGAAGAGCAGAAGCAACATCAGACGAACAGATGATCATGTTACCCTTACCACGACGTGTTGACTTAGCAATTTGGTTAGCTTCACGCTCAACCTGGAACATCAAGCCCTTGAACTTTTCAACAGACCAACGACCGTTTGAGTCAACGTCCAAGTCGAAACGACCAGCAGTTGTTGTACCTGTGTTAGCACCCTTTTGAGCGGTAACAAGAATGGTACGGATAACTTCACGGTTGATTTCAGCAAGAATTTCTGATGAAAGAATGTTTGAAAGCTCGGTTTCAGCATCAAGACCATGAATTGCTTTCAAGTCTTGTGCTAGTTCCATTGTGTACTCAGCCTTTAGAGCACGTGACTTAGCTGTGACAGACACTTTCTCAATTGAGAAGCCCATTTGTGGGAAAGCTGTGTTGCTAGTTGTACCCAATGCTTCAGCTTGAGCTGTTGACATACCAGCACCAAAGTTGTAAACACCAAGTTCAGCCAAGTTGGCTTGACCGGTTGTGTTACCAGCTGTGGTGTTACCTGGAACTGTACCAACGTGCTTATCACCAATAACATCTGTACCACCAACTACTGAAGAGAACGATGTGTTAACTTCGTTGTAGAAGGTTTCGGTAGAGCTGTTGTTAGAGTAACGTGAACGCATTGCAAAGATCAAGCCTGTTGGGCCTGTCATTGGCTGAACGCCGCAGATATCATAAGCAATAAGGTTAGGCATTGAACGACGAACCAACGAAATCAATACTGGATCGAATGTGTCAATGTTTGATGAACCACCAGCAGCTTGAATAGCGTTAGCTGGAATAGACCCTTCTGATAGAAGAGATTGTTGTGGCTGACGACCACCGTTCTCTTGAAGAGCACGTTCTGTGTTCTCAAGAAGGATAGCGGTTACACCACGGCGGTGTGAATCCTTGATTTCAGCAAGATCTGCGTGCTCAAGAATTGGCTTCCATTTTTGTTGTAGTTCTTCTGCTAGATACATATGTTTCTCCTTAATTGGTAAGGTTTATTTTTATTTATAAAAGACTAGTTCTTGACAGTACGAGAAATTGCAGTAACGTAACGAGACATTGGTCCTGTCACAACTGGGCGCTGAACTTCTTCGTTCAACTCTTCAGCTTCTTCAGAAACAACCTTCGAAACCTTTTTGTCGCTTGGGAAGTAGTTTTCCTTGACGATTTCTAGCTTCTTCTTGAATGTCTCAACATCATCAAACTCAACGCCTTCAGCCAATGTGCGTAGCTTCTCGATCTGTGTCTGAGCAAGACCTTCAGCAACCTCAGCGAAGACTTCTTCCTTCTCAACTTCAACAGTGACTTTTCTTAGCTCAATGTTTTCGTTGATTGATTCGTTAAGTCTGGCTTCTAGTTCTTCAACTTTAGCAGCCAATTCTTCAACTACGTCAACTTTCTCATCTGGAATATCAATATTGTGTTCTACGAATAGAGTCTTTAGACCACCAATAAATTCCTCAGCAATTTCGGCACGTAGCGAGTTCTCTACGGCTACTTCGTTTGCAGCCATCCACTGCTCAACAACGTAGTCTAGGTACTCATCTAGCTTCTCAGAAATTTCTTGCTGAATTTCCTCTTTGGCTAGCTCAAATGATTGATCGTATTGTTCAATCAAAGCAGCCTTTTCTTCTTCAACACGTACATTAACAGCTGTTTCAAAAATAACAGATGCTTTTTCTTTAAACTCTTCGGTTAACTCTTGACCTTCAAACATAGCGTCAATGTCTTCTTTCATGCTGACAGATGCTTTGTTCTTGGCAGACATATCACCAGTAGGTTTAGTGTTGTTCTCTGGACTTGTTTCTTCCATATCACCCTCTAGTTTTTTAGTTGCTAGATCGCCCTGGGTCTTTGAGTTACCAGGTGCTTGTGCTTTTTTGTTTGTTGACTCAGGGCCTTGTGATGTACCAGTAGCACCGCCACCAGTCATCACTTTTTCCTGAAGCTCATCAAACTTTTTAAGTTTGGTTTTTTGAGTCATAAAAATCTCCTTATGATAATTATTATTTAGTAAATTTACTTTTTAGAGAGCGAGTTAATGAAGCTTTCGAAGATTCTAAATTTGTCTACTTCTAGAGTCCCTTGTCTTACAGAGGTATTAATAGCTTTTTTGTAACCTTCGATCTCTCTTTGCTTCAGAAGACCATTATCCCAAACCCACTCAACACCCTCCATAATTCCTTGCACGAATGCATTAGGAGCAGAAGGATCAGCAACGATATCCCCTGCAGTAGCCAAATGGAAGTCGTTTTGGACTTCCATCACGCCGTTCTTCTCAACAAGGGATCCCATCCCTCTCGAAGAAACACCCAATCCTGCACCCTCTTGAATCAAGTTTCTTACGATATTTCCCATAGGAGTTTCCATGATCTTGGCTTTACCAATAATCTGGTTACCATCAACTTTTAGTTCTTTGATCATATGCGATACACGATCAAGGTTGATAGAAGGACCTTGTGGATGACCTAGTTCACCATAAGCTCTGTTATTCTTTACCTGTTCTTCAATATATTTTTGAACAACAGGGATTGTGTGTTCAGCTTTGTACACACGGTTGTTTCTGTTCTTGGTTTCCATTTCCATGAAAACACCCTGAATGTAGAACTCTTTTTTTCCTTCTTTTTGTTCTACAAGGTATTGAACATTCTCTGATAGTTCGCAGAATAGTTTCATTTGCTTATCCTTAGTAATAACCTACTGATACCGCTTTGATACCAGTACCAACATATGCACCGCTTCCAGCAGCGTTGTTAGCGGTTAAAGTATCTGTTGGTTGTTTAATTACAAACATACTACCAAAACCAGTAGCTGAGCTACCTAATGTAAAGGTAGAAATTGTAGTACCGTTTGCATATTTTTGAGTAATCAAAGCAGCATTAGAGCTATCAAGATTTAAAACATAAACTAAAGTACCAAGGTTAACATTATTAGCGGTTGATAAATCTATTTGTGGAGCAAGAAATTTTACTGGATCAGCCATTACGCACCTGCCTTTCCGTAGATAAGCTCACGCTTTTTAACTTTGTATCCTTGAGCAGCCATTTCTTTTTCACCGCTTGCAGCATCTTGTGCTGAGAAGTGTTGTGCCCAAGTAGCCTTCTTTTCTGGGTGTGTGTAATGAATCTTTACACCAACTGGTTGCTTCTTGTATGCTGCTTCAACAATTTTGCTTAAAGAACCTGTACGCTCAAACAATGGAGCTTGTTCTTCTTCAACTTCTTCTCTCATTGGGGTAAGAGGCTTTGCATAATGAGCTTGTTGAGAAATTTGATCGTGCATATCTTCAAGACCACGCTTGTACATTTTCATATCACCAGCGTGACCATAATGAATAGAACCCATTGAAGCATTGTCTTTATGCTGTTTAAGAGCGCTGCTAATTTTCTTTAGCATATCCATTGAATCTTTGTGATGCTGCATGTACAACGACTTTGCACCTTCAGCAGCTTCCAACAGCACTAGCTCTTCGTCTGAGAAATCATAATCTTCTTTGGCATACTTTGCACCAAGAGCCATATTAATTCTTTGCTCTTTTGATTTACCAGCGAATTTTTTGTTCTTTGAATGAACGAAATCGTGGATCCAAGTAGAAGTAGGATCAGAAGCCTTTAGCTTTTCATCAATCTGTTCAACTTCTTCTTTCATTTTTTTCTTTGCATATTGTTTGGTAAACAAATCTGAAAGATGCTTTGCTGGATCTTTCTGAACTGCCTTGATAGTTTTCTTTGATACTTTTGGTCCAGGAGCAAATTGTTCTCCACCATCACGACCGGGAGGTGTTTGTGATTTATCCATTTCTTCAAGCCCCTCAACTTCTTCATTAGTTTTTGTCTTCATGCCCTTTTGAGCCAAAGCCTTCACTGAATCCATTGGTGTTCTGTTAGGATTCTTTGCTTTTTTGAAAGTAGATTTTGAAGGTGCAAATGGTGGGGTCTGATCAGCAGCCTCATACACTTCCTCATCCTTACCCTGATCGTAACCATGAGTAGGACCACGCTTGTATACTTTTACAGCAGGAGCAGTAAACTGTGCTTCGTTTTCAGTAGGCTTTGATAGCTTACTTTTAACAACAACGTGTTTGTCTTTAAATTTCTGCTCATCGCCAGCTTTTGGCTTGTAGCCATCAAGCATCTGATTCAGTGTCTTCATCTTCGGCCTCGTCTTCTTGTTGTTCTGATTCTTCGTCATCTGAAAGATCTAAGTCCTCATCTTCCTCTTCACTTTCATCATCAGATTCGTCAGACTCATCAGCAAACATTGTTTGTGCTAGATCTGCTTTTCTGTCTGCAACGGCTGCAGCCACTTTTCCCATCACCAAATCATTAAACACGCCAGCCATGTTGGCAGGATTTCCCTCCAAGGCATGGTTCAGCATGTCACGTGTTGTAAGAGGTTGAACTTCTTGTGTATCTTCCATGAAATATCTCCAGATTATTTATTAATTATTTATTTAGCAGTTGGTCGGCTTGTCTGTGGTTTTGCTGCCTGTTTAGCCTGAGCTTTGGTCAATTCAATCTGCGCTTGTTTTGCTTCCATATCAGTTTGAGCTTGTTGCTGCTGCATTTCTTGATTTTGCATTTCGGCATCAGCTTGTTGCTGCTGTTGTTGTTGCTGTGCCTGTATTTCTGGGTCAGCTTCAATCTCCGCTGCCATTTCTTCTATTTGATCATCAGATTGTTTTAGAACGTGTCTCTTTACCCATTCTTTTGAATAGTAAGTTCCAACATATGGAACAATTTGATCCAACACGTTCATACGTTCTTTTTGAACTTCGATGTCTTTTAACTCAGAGAAGAAGTTGTCTCTTGCATACAAGTACTTAAATTTGGTGCTAAGAATTTTCCAATCTTCTGAGGTAATGATACCTTTTAGAAGCAATTGTTTTTCTAGAGTCTTGGTGAACAAAGAGCTAAAACGAACACGAAGTCTATCAATGAATTTTGCAAACTTGACTTCGTCTCTTGAAATCTCTGATGAACGACCAAGATTGAAAGCTTGATCAGGTTGCATTCTTGAGATAGGTACATTCAACGATCTAAACAGTTTGTCTTGGAAGTATTTGATATCTTCAATCTCACCAAGGTTTTGTCCACCTGGTAGAGTTGTGATTTCTGTACCACGACCACCTTCACGACGAGGTAGCCAGAAGTCTTCAAGCATTGTCATAAATTTACGGTCGTCTCTAATCTCACCTGTATGCATATCGTATACAAGTTTGTTCTTATGACGAGTCATCATATCTTTAAGATACTGTTCAGCCTTCATCTTAGGAAGGTTACCAACGTCAATGTAGAAAATTCTACGTTCTGGTGCTCTTGAAAGTCTGTAAATTACAGACGCATCTTCAATAGACTTTAGTTGGTTAAGAGGTTTGATTGCTTTGTGCAAGTAAGAAAGAACCAACGAAGACTTGCTATCTGTAAGACCAGAAGTAACATATACAATACTGTCTTTGGCAATTCTAATACCGGCGGTCTGGTTGCTTGTAGCTGAAGGTCCTGTGAAACCCTTCTCGCTATACATATAGAATTCATTTGCTACTTCGGTAACTGATGTAAGAGCGTTTTCTTTGCTTTCTACTTTCTTTTTTCTTACTTCTTTAATCTTTTTGATCTTTCTAGGATCAATGTAGCGCATTTCTTGAATACCGGCTCTTGGATTATCTTTATCGATCACAGCTTGATAATACAATCTACCATCAACATACCAGCGCTTGAATATGTCATAGCCTTGATGGTTGAAGTCAAGCATATCAAAAATAGTTTCAAATTCAGCTTCAATCATCTTCTTGATTCTGTCTGTGACAGGAAGTTCATCAAGAACAATCTCGACAATTCTTTCAACTTCAGAATTGATTGCTTCATTGATAATATCGTCAATAGCCCCTTCCACTTCTGGGTGGCCAGCCATGTCACGATATCTTGTTACAAGTTCTGATTCTGTTTTTGCTGAACCTTCAATGTCAACATACATCCCATAAGAACCACCTGCAGATACAACGAGAGAGCCATCGTCCGTCGGATCCTTCTCAGGGACGATAGCATCTAGGTTCTTTTTTTCTTCGTTTTGTTTACGACGAAGCTCAAATCCGAAAAATTCCATAATATCTCCTAAAAAAGAGAGAGGGAAAAACCCTCTCCCTCTTTATTATACGCCACCAGCCTGACCGGTAACTCCACCTGAAACTTCCCACCAATCGTATTGGAAGGTCACAGTGAATTCTTCGATCTGGTCAGTAGCATTCCAATCAAGGTCAATGGGCGAAATAGACGAAGGAAAAATGCCATTAAACTGATATGTTCTAATAGGTACACCAGTTTTTGAATACTGAGTTACCTGCGCGTTTGCTTTATATAGTAGGGGTGAAGCAGCACCAAACGTACGCAAGTTACCCTGCAACGAATTGATCTTGTTTGACCATTCTTCCATAGCGTTTCTAACCAAGAAATCTTCATCGTTGATAACTGTAACTGTCCAGTCACCAAATGTACGATCTCCAGCTAGTCTTACTTTACGACCGAAATATGGTACTTCAATAACACCCAAATCCGATGAAGGGATTTGGGCGGTACGAACCATAAACGGAACTTTGATGTCAGCAACACTGTTAGCTGGGTTCTGAATAGTCACCTGGAATAGGGACTGACGAGCACCACCTAGTGTTAATTGACTTCTGATCTCATTTACATTAAATGCCATTTTTGTGTTCTCCTTTGAGGACGCCTTAATTCACAATATCATGTATTTAGTAATACTTTTTTTATAAATAGCCAACAACATCTACGTTCGGAGAATTAAATGATAAAATCATACACATATTTAGTAGGGTGGACAAAATTAAACTTATGGTATTATGGTGTAAGATATAAACAAGGCTGTAGTACTAACGATTTTTTTACTGTGTATTTTACTTCTTCAAAACTCATACACGCTTTAATGCTTACCCACGGTCTTCCTGATGTACGAGAGATAAGGCGTACTTTTGACAACGTGAAAAAAGCTCTTGTATGGGAACAAACCGTGTTGCGTAGGTTGAAGGTTTTGAGAGATGAAAAATGGTTGAACCAAAATGTTTCTGGTGCTATAAATTTTACTCCGGCTATGCGTCAAATAATGTCCGAAAGAAAAAAAGGTAGAGTGTGGCTTACTAAAGATAATAAAAAAACTCTAGTAAGAAAAGAGTTAGTAGAAGTATTAATTGCCGAAGGATACCAAAAATGGCATCCGGATAATTCAGGTAAAAAAAATGGTATGTGGGGAAAAAAGCACACAAATGTATCAAAGAACAAAATTAAAGAAACCAAGGTAGGTAAATGCTATACTTCCGATGAAGGGTTGCATCAAAAGTCAATTTTTATGAAGAATAATAATCCAATGCATGATCCTACTATCAAACAACACCATAAAGAAAAAATGATCCAATTGAAAAATGCCAGCAAAAAAGTATACTATAAAGGATTTGTATACAATTCAGTCCGAGAAGCTGCTCAACATCACCCCCATATGAAATATTCTACACTAGCTTGGTCATGTGCAAATAAAAAAGCTGGATGGTCTTACGACGATCCAGCTTAATTATTATATTAAAACACTATATCAAAACTGCCCGACTACCTCGCTAAATTCAACACCAGTTCTTACAGCTACGAAATTCAACTGAATGTAGTTGATTGACTTGGCTGGTTTGATGTAGATGTCACCAACAAACTCGTTACGGTCAATAACTTCACCAGTGTTGTTTGTAGAATCGCAAACAACTTTGAAGTCGTAAATACCACGACGACCTTGAACATCACGTAGGAAAGGCTCAACAAGGTTCTTGAATTGGGCACGTGTAAACTCATCGTTGAATTCGAACAGTGTATACTTAGCAGCTGTTGCAATTGCTTTCTCAAGCACAATGAACAATCTACGTACGTTGATACGATCAAAAGCACTTGGCTTTGTCAACATAGTCTTGTCACCGTAAAGAACTGTTCCTTGACCTGGGAAAGTTACAACAGGGTTAATGTTAGCCTTGTATAGAATGTCTCTGTTAGCCTTATCTGGGTTGTAAGCCAACTTGATGATATTCTTGATCTGACCTCTGTTGAAACCAGCTGGTGAGAACCATGGATCACGTGTATCGTCTGTACGCACGCACAAACCAGCAGTATCACCGTTCAATGGAACATAGCGGTATACGTCATTGTATTTGTCGTACTGATATTTGTAACCAGAATCAAGAACAGCATAAGAAGTTGAGCGGCTTGCATTTCTGAAACCAACCATGTTGGTTGTTTCGTTACCAGCTGCACTAACAACGTCATCCTTTGCTGGAGAAATGAATGCTACGCAATCTTTTCTCGATTCACAAATGTTGTCAATGATGTAGTTTGCTAGCTGCGCGTTGTTTGCTGAACCAACAGCTTTACCCTGAAGAATCAACGATACATCCACTTCTTCTGCAGAAGCAAACAAATCAAAAGCGTTTGTAAGAACGTTGATCGAAACATCAGCTTCACCCTTACCATCAGTACCAAGTGTCATTGAACCAGTGAATGGTTTTGTGTTGGTTGATGTAGTGATGTAAAGAGCTGTGTTAACATCTGAACCAGAACGGTGACCAACAACCCAAACATATTGTGAGTTTTGGTTAACAACGTCTTTGTAGTATACAGTTGCGCCATCAGGTGACTTAGCATCGGTAGATCTTGAAAGATTTGAAAACACTTCAAGAATTGTACCTGGTGTACCACTAAACAAACCATCTTGGTCTACAACAACAACGTGTAGTTCATCAACGGCAGCAGAGTTACCTGTTGCAGCTGCTGTTGCTGAAGTGCTAACATTGCGATCAACACTTGGGTGGTATTCCCAACGACGCACAATGTTGTTTGCAGTGTAGTTAGTAGCAAGAGCAAATGGATCAGCAAGACCTAAAGTGAAGTAAGCATGTGATGCATTTGCAGCTAATGTGTCTATTGATGTGATGTTGATTAGTTGTGTACCAATTGTTGAGTTACCAACAACAAGAATATCACCTAGAGTGAATTTTGATCTTGCATCAGTTGCAGCTGCGTTTGTGTTAGCAGTTGTTGAACCAGCTATACCACCAAAACGCAAGGTAGCTGTGTTAGCACCAACAACAACAGTTACATCAGTTAGCGATGTATTAACATCGTATGATGTACCGTTAGAGAACACACCGTTTGAAAGATAAGCTGTTGATTCATAAGCTGAAGTGCTATCGCACACAGATACCTTCAACGAGTTACCAATTACACCAGGATACTTTGCAATAACAACCGTATCAGCATCGGCAGCAGCGTAACTTCCGTTACCATCTTTAGTTGTAAAGTCGTCTTCATTTTTTGTAATGAAGCTGTTGATGCTTGACACTAAACCAGTTGAAAGAGCAGCGTTTCTAGATACGGTTGGATCTTCTGTAACAGCTGTAATTGTAGATGTGTTTGAACCATCAGTAATCATCAACCCTGTATTTGAACCAGTATAAACTGAGAACGCGCCCTGCATTGTAGCCACGTTAATAACCAAAGCAGTTGTGTTTGAAGTTACGATTGTTCCAACAGCGCTGTTTGTTGAACCATCATTTCTTTGATACACTGTTCCACTTACAAACTTGGTGTTTGCAGAAGGAATTGTAAGGATTGTATCAGTGGTTGAAGTTGTGTTTGCACCACGAGATACATACAACTTGTTTCCGTAAGAAAGGAAGTTTGCTGCAGAAAAGAATGTTTCTGCGTTGAATGAAGTTGGACGCCCAAAACGGTTTGCAAGCTCTTGTTCTGAACTAACAAGAATGCGCTGACCTACTGGACCCCATCTGAAAACGCCACCAATCGCACCTTCAGTTGTCGAAACTGCTGGAACAACTGTTGTTAGGTCGATTTCAGATACGTTTACACCAGGACTAACTTGAAATGGCATGTCATTTCTCCCCAAAAAATGTTATATAATTAGAGTTTTCTCAGATTATAAACTATTTATAAATTCGCGTTTTTTATGGAAAAGTCAATCGTTTAGCTGAAAGCTAGCCATTTATCATTGCTGACTGAAAGAATAACATCCGAGGAATCTAGATCTTCATTAGTACTTATAAAGAAAGGTATCACATCTTCTTCTAATTCTTTTTGTTTTTGCTGTTGTAACGATGCTCTAATGTCAATGTTTGTCATTTCTTTGAAGAACTGTTGATTAGTCATCCACGCAAAAATTACACAGCACATTACTGTATCGTCGTTTCCATCCTCAGCTGAGTAAGAATTTTTGTTATCAGCTACAAAACGCATTAATTCATAAATGATATCATCACAGTGTAATAACAACTTGTGGTTTTCAACTAACGACTTTAGAAGAGAACATCCAAAGCGTTTTGTTTGTGAGGTAGTTCTCAACCCCATATGTGATTGCCCGCCAAATCCTCCACTTAACACCTGGATTCCTGATCTATCATCTCTCGATGTTGTCAACAGGTTATCATACTCAAGATCGTGGTGTAAGATGTCGCATACTTGTTGGCCAATATCGTTGGTCTCAACCAAGATATGAGCTTTGTTGTATTTGTCGGCTGCTGATAATATGATGTTGGGATACAACAATGGATCTATAGTATTACATCTGTAAATAGCACACACTTTGTAAGGGACCTCTGTAATATCAAAAACAACAAACACAGAATAATCGTTACCTTGTCCTCTTGCAGTATCAACCGTAATTACATAAGACTTGCCTTTTTCAGGTTCCTTATAAATCTTTGTTTCACCATGCAGCACAACTGGTTGTTCCCAAACCAAGTTTCTTAGAATGTCAGGATGAATTAGAGTATTAGATGAACCAACGAATTCACACTCAAATTCAACACGGAATTGTTCTTTGCTGGTGTTTCTAATTGTTTCTTCTTTCCAGGCTTCGTCTCTTCCTGGAACATCTGACCAATGAACTGAAATTCGTTTGTAGCTGTTTCTACCTAATTCTGAATCTCGCCACATCTTGTAGAACAAGTTCAAACCGTTTGGCGTTGATGTGATCAACACCTTTGTTGTTTTACCAGATGAAATTGTTGGGTATGTAGACGAGAAGAACTTTTCTTGCATGTTGTTTGGAATAAACGCAAATTCGTCCAAATATACAAGGTTGAACGAACCTCCACGAACAGCACTCGATGTTGTTGATGAAGCAATGATGCTGCAACCGTTTTCAAGAGTAATGTTTCTTTTGTTCCATTCAACAATACCTTGCTGTAGCCATTTTGGAAGGTTTTCATACGCAAGTTGAATTCTCGAAAGAATTTCTTGAGCTTGAGCAAGTTTATGTGCAAGAATAGCAATAGCGTAGTTTTCTTGGAACAGCAGATAGTGTAGCATCAAACCAACGATAGCTGTTGTCTTACCAGCTTGACGAGGAAGCTTACAAATAACGAAACGATTTTCAACACTTGTCCTAATGATATCCGACTGATAATCATAAGGAATAAAGTTTACCAAGCCTTCATCGACGTTGATAATCTTTACATAAGTTTCAATGAAGTATTCAGGGTTTCTGACACATTTAGCATACTCCATCAGCTCATTATGGGTATACTCTATTTGAACATCTGATTTTTTTAGATGTCGGTTTCCATGGTAGATGTCATTTTTGCTCATCAGCATCAGCCTTCTTCAACATCTTCAACAACTCACTAGTGCTACCAACAAATAAATTGTTGTTCACTGTGCTTGGGCCACCTTTATCTTGTTGAAGATCTTGTTTACGTTTTGATAGTTCTAACAAGTCTTTACCAGAGTCAGAAAGAGTTTTAACCATGGTGGCAACCACCTCGTAAGCACGAGGTTGCTGAGATTGAGAGGCTACACTCATTATTTCGTCAAGAGCCATTTCCCCTTTGTCCATAATAGAACGCAGACGGTTTCTGGCGTACTCATAGTCATCTTCCACATCAGAGATGGGAACAACTTGAATTTCTTTTTGAGGTTCCAATGGTGGAAGTCCTAATGTTTTGCTTATTGTGTCATTAATGTTCATAGTGTTGTTCTAGTAATAATATACCCATAGTTATCATTTGCCATAATTTGAGAAGCTGGAACAGTGGCAGAAGCGTTTGAAGTTGGCGAACCGTTTGCCAACAATCCAGGAGAAACAGTTGTTCTATCTAATGCTGTATTTACTGTTCCAGGTGCATCGTCAATGTTATCGACAATACTTGCATCGTAGAAGTTTGTGTTTGCAATATTGATAATGCCAGATTTTCTGACAGGACCAAAAATGTATCCTTTGAGAATAAAGTTAAGGGTCCACATTAAAGTTCTACGTGTTGTGAATCCTTCTTCGTAAATGTCTTGGCTTACTACATCTAACAGAACAACAGGTATATCCATTGCTATGTTCATTTCAGGAACCAAATTCACTGTTGCTGTCCATTCGGGGGTGAAGAATGGTAGTATTTGCTCTAGAATTCTTGAACCATCTTCGGCATTCTTTGATAGAATATACAACGAAAACATAAAATCGTATGGAACAGGGTTGTATTGATACTTTTGCTTTGTAGCATTAGTAGAATCAATAGCTCTGTTTCTGTTGATTGTTTGTAGCTTTCGTTCTGAAGCATAGTTGATGTTTGTCATTTCAAAAGCCATTCTTGGCAGCTGAATTGCAAATTTTCTGTTTAAATTTGGGTCTTGATCTAATCTGGCCAGCACCTTTTCTTTTGGACCATAAGCAATAGGTACACGTAAAGATTGATATTGGTCTCCGTTAGAATCTTCTCTTGTGATTCTAACATCATTGAATAGCGTACCAAAAAGCGTTACGTATTTTCTTATTGATCCGTGATAAAAATCTAAGCCAAACATTAGTATGTCCCGTCTTCACTGAAAGGGTTTAATTCTGAGAAGTCCAAATATGTATCAGCTTCTGATTCAATAGTAACATTTTCTGCTGCTGGATCAATTACTTCCAAATTATATCCTTCAGAAGCAATTGCATATCCATCCTCTGCTAATAACAAACCACCAGTTTGTAATAAAAGAGAAAATCTTTGTATGTCTAATGAATTTGTTTTGTACAGAGTATCAATTTCACCAATACCAGTGTCAAACACTTCTGAATTGTACTCAAACAACTCACACTTTAGGTCGTACATTTGCAACGAACCTAGTTGATAGAATACTGATTCGTGCTCGACAAACTTAATTTCAAACAGCTTTTTGTTTAGAGGAAAATAAACCAAATCCCCTTCACGTGGTCTATTGATTAGAAGAACATCACCGACCTCGTCAGTGAAAGTGCGACGTGCTATAGTGAAAGTGATTTGATCTCTAATTTGTAGGTTGAATTTGGAAAGGAAATCACCTTCACCTTCAAACCCTTCCACGTTTTTGATATACATTTCAACATCAATGGCTCTTGTATACTTTGAAGATTGAGTATCTTCACCATAAATTTTATCTTTGTCTTGTATAGTTCTAGGGACATATTTCACATCATGTCCATAAATCTTGATCGATTCAACGACAAGATTTTCTATCAACAGCTGTTCTTGACTGTTGCCAAAGTTGTTGAAATAAAAAGATGTAGCCACTTTTATCCCACCATATCCATAACTGGTAATGAGAAGCTGTTGATCATTTCACTTTCCATCTTCTTTAATTCTTCAGTAGCATCATCGTATATCTTTTGACCGTTGAATTGAACCCCACCAGGAAGTTGCAAGCCTGTGAATTTGGTTAGGTTTGCACCCCACTGCTGTTTAATTAATTGTGTGCAGTAGTTTTGCAACCAACGATCACCCCAAACATCTGTATAAACATCTGGATCAATAACTTGATAGGCACGGAACATTAGATAATCACCAACGTTAATTTTGTTCCAATCCATGTCTGGATATATGATGTTTTTATGTCTGTTGTA